GAGCGTTCGTTATGGGCGCGGGCAGCCGATGGGCTGCCTGGGGTCCTTCGCATTATTGGGTCTGTGGAATAATGCATGGGTAGCGTTTGCAAGTTATAAGCATAACGGCAAATTGCCTGTGTGTTATGGAGTTACCGGAGATGACGTCGTCATCTTCGATAAGGCTAGTTCTAAACCTGTAGCGTCGAACTATATTCAGGGTTGTAAGACCCTGGGAATTCCAATATCTATCCCGAAGTCCTTCGCTTCATCCTCTCTATTCAATTTCTTGTCTAGAACGGTGATTACGGAGGGGGAGGTCTCACCTCTTTCCTGGAAAGAGGAGCTTACGATGGTTACTGCATCCGATCGGATGGAGCGAGCGTTGAAGCTACGTGACCGAGATTATTGGTCTTCTGATGGTGATGGATGGCTGTCCAAAGCCGTTAAATATTTTTTAACGCCGACGGAGTATCTCCTTCACGTGAAAGACGTGAGGGAAGGTACCCTGTCGGGTTATGGGTTACGGGCTGTTCTGGCCTACCTTGTGCCTTCGTCTAGATGCATATCTAGTCTTGGGTTACAGGGTGTCTCAATCTTTAGCTTGCTTTCCGCTTGCGCGGGTTCAGTAGCTTGTTTGAGCCATGGCCAGTCCGTCCGAGAGGATTCTCTCGGGACTCGTATTCCGGAAGACTGTCAGGATACCATACTTGATTCTCTTGTCTCTCTTCTTACATCAGAGATAACAGAATTGTATGCTGTTAATGACAGACTGCGGACCCAGTATGGGAAGTGGCATAGAAAGCAGCATCCTTGCATTTCTAAGACCCACTTTAGTGAGTTATTTCTCCCCTCTCCTGATATTTTTGCTATGGGGGGTCGGGAGTTATTGTATGGAGATACAATAACAGTACTTCATTATGATGAGAACTCTAATGAGAGTACCGTAGGCTACCTTCCGCGTCCACTTATGGAGGCGTCGGAGCTCTACCGTCCCAACAACCCAATAGCTCTACCAGGTAGAGAGAGGGAGTATCGCTTGGCAACACTTAACTTCATGATTCGGTGGATGGAAGAGATTCCTATCGTGCCGAATTATGGAGATATTGACCTTTTTGCAAATGCGTCCTTGCAGTTGCAAAAAGGTAAGGTTGGGTTTCAGTCTGACTTGTCTCGTCGCGCACATCGCATCTTCTCTGCCGTTTGGCAGGCTGTGCTTCTATCAGGTGGCAAGATCGATCTCGATATTGCCCCTGGTTTAGCAGCTGCGATTGAGCGACAGGCACTTCAGACCTTTGGCTATCGATAGTACGGATTAGTCTCCCTTTTGCAAGGAGCGTCCATTCACTATCAAAAGCAACCAGCGTGTAGGCTAACTCAAAGCCTTGAGACTATACGTTGTCAACGGGTAGGTAAGGATCCTTCTCTACGGCATAGGCAAAGCGCCTCTTATGTCCAGTTCCGTAAATCGGAAAGGTGGAACGCTAATACTCTTAGAGAGTCCCAGGATTGAAACCCTGGTCCCATCCGTG